ATACGCTGGTTACTGACTAAGTGGCTGCCCTACCTTTACCACTACAGGACTTTCACCTGTTAGCATTTGCCAGCTTCGCTGGACGCACACATCAATACTACGCACTCCACATGGCTTGATTCGTTGATATTGATGCTTTTTGCATCGTCGGTAAGCGGAAACATATCAACAGTATTTTTGCCTACAATCGGTAGGCGGGAACATATCAATTAGTTTTTACATGACAACACTTTTTGCGCTATTCGGAAAAACAGACGTTTCAGAATCAACTGCGGCAAAATCCTTATAGTAAAAGTTTTTCAGTCATGAACATAATCGCATAATCATTCCATGTTGTAGACAAATATACGCTTAATAAAATTATACATAATACTTCTGTGCTATGCGATATCACATGCTTGTACCTGTTAAGAAGTTTTTTGCAAAAAATTCTTTTACTGCGTCAATGTTGAGAAATGAAAAGTCATCTACCAAGCAAACAAAGCGGAAATACCATTCTTTATATGTATAGCTGTCTAAGTCTAAAGTTGAACTGTTCTCAAAATCCCAAATGATTGACAAGCAACGTAAAAGGAAATCGCTTGCTATTTTTGATCCTTGCTCTATCACTTTTTCATTATTTATAAAATCTAGTTTCCGGAGTTCTGGTAAAACTTCAAAGCAGAGTTTCACTAACATTCGACAATCTCTTTCATGAGAAGCATTTACTCCAGAAAATATACTAGTTCCAAAGTCAATAATGTATGGTTTATAATTGTTAACAATAACATTGCCTGTATGTAAATCACCATGGTAATACCCCTGCTCATAAACTAACCTCATAGTCTCTAATATAGTTTTTAAGATGGAATATCTAAAAACATATGCTGGTGATTTCAGTAAAAAATCTCTTAGTGTTTGCCCTGGTATATATTCTAATCTAGCATAAAAGATGCCATTTTCAATATTCGCATCATAAAAGCTTGCAACATTTGGAAAGCTTACGTTTGCATTTTTCCTTACTTCCTCCAAAAATCGATCGGAATCAACTTCTTTTTGGTTCTTTTTGGAAATCCATACTTTAACAGCCTCATTTCTATATAAAAGGGTGTTGTATGCAAGAAATACTTTCGCATTTGCACCATTACCAATTTCTTTCATAAAACACATGTTTGGGATGCAAAGTTTACTGTCATTAATAAGCAAAGCATTATCTTTAATCTCCAAAAGCATTGTGTTACCTCCCACCAAAAATTGAATTATCTTTGATTTCTGCAATGTGTTTCATTGCGCATAATATTATGTACGTCAAATCGTCAACCTGCAAGCATATCCAAATATTCTTATGGTATTAATTCTATCTCAGCGCATACTTTTTAATTTGCTCCTCATAAACTTGCATGAATTCATAGAACTTTACTATATCCTCTTCCTTCGTAATATCTTTGGCGTAATATTCATACAAAGATAGTGGAATTGGATAAATGTTTTTACTTTGTTCCATCTGCAATGTTCTTTCTAATATGGCCGTATCACAGTTTATATAAGGATTTATTGCTAATGCGAATGTTCTATGCGCCCATATATGCCTTAAATCTTGATTTACATATCCTTCAATGTTTTCATTATATACAACCACAGCAGTAATCTTTCTATAAACTTCCTCATTAATGCCAATAGTCTTTCCAATTTCTTTATTGCGTAAAATGCCATTTTCATTCATTAATAAGGAGTAAGGTTCAAGATATGCATATTTCGGGTAGTCACAGTATGTCCAATTAATATAAACAACATTAAAATGCTTATCATTTGTAGGTTCAATAAATTTACTGGCGGCATCATTAAGATGCTGTTTTAGCTTGTTTATATCAGGGAGTCTTAATTCTACATTTTCAGTTATACATTTTTTTGTCAATGCCTTACGCCCTTCTTCGGTTAACAGAATTATTGGTGTTAACTTCGGTTGCGTGTTTCTTCTTGGAATAAATCCGGGAGTTTTCACTTCTACATCTATTATCACATCATCTCGAATAAATCTTGCTTCTGGATTTCGCCTTTCAGATAAACGTGGTTCATAAATAGCTGTATTTATATACTTACCTCTAGTGTATAGACAAAACCATTTTACCACCGTTAATTCCGACAAAGCTCGTAGGTATTGATTTTCATTATAATTAGCCTTTCCTCCCGAGAGTTTTTCAACAACAAAATTCTTGACAGCTTTTTCAGAGAAACTCTCTTCCAATAGTGCTAAACTTAAAGACAATGATTGACAAATTGAATTTCGTACTGTTTCCAGATCATGTTTAAATGGTCCAGAACTTATTTGAAGCATATTTTCATACCCGGAAAATTTATGTATTTCACCATTTAGAGTTTTTATTAAAAAATGGTCATTAGAATATTCATCGAACCATCCTTTTTCCCACGCTTTTAATAGATAGTCATTAAATAAGCTTAATAGCATTTTGGGTACTTTTTCTTTGCGATTTGCCATAATATTCTCCTTTTTTTACATCAAGAGATGCTATATATGAGAGTGATTCTTTTTTGGTTTATGAGCAAATAAAAACCCAATTTAACCTTTATAACAAGTCTGCTCTTTCAACATGTAACAAATCCAATGAAGAATCGTACGCAGAAGCATGTTTCATTATTAGTGCAATTGAAACTATTTAAATTATATTAATTTTACTGAATCTATTCAATATAAAATAAACCGCCAATCAGGAGTATATATCACCCGAATAGCGGTCAATCATAAAGTTTTATGTTCAAGCATCTATCTGCACACCAGATCTAAATTCAATGCTAATTTTATCCTCAAAAACTGTAACTTTCTCAATAAGCTTTCTTACCAGCTGCTCATCATATTCCTCTAACTCACAGGATTGCTCATTTAAAAATTGCTCCAACTCTTCGAGCCTTTGCTTAGAACCTTTCCTCCCGGCTTCTTCCGCCAAGATCCTATGTCGTTCTTCCCTAAGTCTGTAAATTTCATCAGCTATATCATTATAATCTTCTTTGGAGTTGGCTAGTCTCAAAAGGTCTTTTTGCAGTTCCTCAAGCTGTTTATCTATCTCCTCAATAGCACTATTATTAGTCTCAATTATTACCGTTTTAATATTCTCCTTTAGAGTAGTCAATAACCCATCCTTTTGTCCTAACAACCGGTTAATTCCATCCACTGTAGCCTGGCATAGCATCTCTTCTGGTACAGTTCGAGAATGGCAAGATAATCCTGTATTCTCAAGCTTACTAACACATCTCCAAACAATGGACTTCTTTCCTCGATTGTTCCAATGAACCCTGCGATAGATCTCTCCGCAATCTCCACAAAAAACAATCTGCGAAAATGCATGGCTTGCACTGAAAACTCTTCTCTTACCGCTTGTAGCGATATGTCCTCTGCTTCGACGAACTAATTCTTCTTGCACCTGCATAAATATTTCACGTGGAATAATGGCTTCATGGCTATTCTCAACATAGTACTGAGGTACGATCCCGTTATTTACAACCCTCTTTTTTGAAAGAAAATCTACCGTATATGTTTTCTGGAGCAACGCATCCCCCATATATTTTTCATTGCTTAATATCTTCCTAATTGTACTGGTATGCCACTTGGTCTTTCCCGCACCTGTAGGTATACCATCAGCTTCAAGCCCTTTCTTGATTTTGTCCATACTTGAGCCTTCAAGATACTCTCTGTAAATTCTCTTAACTATTTCTGCTTCTTCAGGAACAACCACCAAGCGCTTATTCTCATCTTTGGTATACCCTAAGAACCTAGAGCAGTTAACCATTACTTCTCCTTGTTGATAACGATATTGATAACCGAGCTTCACATTCTGGCTTAACGACTGACTTTCTTGCTGTGCTAAGGATGCCATAATCGTCAGCATTATTTCTCCTTTAGCATCTAGCGTATTGATGTTTTCTTTCTCAAAATAAACTGCAATATTCTTTTCTTTAAGTTTCCGAATATACTGCAAGCAATCCAGGGTGTTTCTAGCAAACCGGCTAATTGACTTTGTAATAATCATGTCAATATTCCCGGCCATGCACTCATCTATCATGCGATTAAACTCATCACGCTTTTTTGTGTTTGTGCCGCTTATGCCATCATCAGCAAATATCCCGGCAAATTCCCACTCTGAGTTCTTTTTAATAAACTCAGTATAATGTTCTATCTGCACTTCATAACTGCTTGCCTGTTCATCACTATCTGTAGAAACTCGGCAATATGCAGCGACCCGAAGTTTTGGCTTTTCATCTTCTTTATTATTGTTGTTACCTATACGCTTAACCGCTGGTATTATCATAACATTTTTACTTACTGCCATCTTGATTCTCCTCACTTCTTATTAAGCTGTAAACATATTCCGCTTGTTTAAAAGGGTTGGTGTGTTTACTGACTATAGGTTCCGTGATAAAACATTTTGAGATAGTTGGTTTGTAATCTTCCTTGGGTTCAAATATTCTTCCAAGCTTTTTGGCTCTGCCTACCATCTCAGCTTCTGCTTTTTCATATGTTTCTTTATCGATGATAGCCGGATAATAGCCATCTCCGAGATAACATTTATTTTTTAGCATCTTTCCGACCATTCCATGATAAGCTTTTATTCCAGCTTTCTTAGCTGCCGCTGATAAAGATAACCCTGATAAATAACATTCATATAAGAGCCTAATTTTATTGGCTTTTTCTTCGTCGATAACCGCTATCCCGTTTTCAATTTTATATCCATAAGGTGTGTGCGCCATTCTCTCAAATCCTTTCTCTTAATGTGATTCCGCATTTAAGTATGAAACCTATCTCCGTCCTTGAGAAAACAACAATTTTTTCAACATACTCATTAAAAAGTTGATCATCAAAGGAATCAATCATTTCAGCCCTATTTGTAAACTTCATCAAGTTACTCACTTCCTGCACCTTTGATAGTTCTCCATTCACGGCCTGAATTAAGGCTTCTTTCTGTTCTATATAGTTATCAAGCTCCATTCTCAGTTCATTACTTTCTCTATTAAAAAGAGCAGGCTCCAGATACCCCTTTGCCATAAGCTTTACAAGCATCTCTTTTTGCTCAGCTTTCTTTTCGATTAGTTTATCTAATTCTTGAATTCTTGAGAGATTGTCAGATCTGCTCATCTCACGCAAAGCATCTATTAAAGGTTTAAGAATTACTTTTCTTCCGTAAATCAATTTATTTATCATCGTAACAAATACAATCTTTAAATCTTCATCTCGTATGAACTGCATGGAACACTCTGTTACATGCTTTAAGTGCCTGCTGCAACACCATGCTATATATTTTTTAGCACCTGTTGAATGAATCCGTCTTTTAAAGGTACTGCCGCATTCCGAGCATACTATCTTGCCAGAGAAGGGATATCGCATTTGATACTTATCGCTACTCTTCTCGATTCCTTTTTCTTTTGCCCTTTGATTTAAAACAGCTTCAGCTGACTCAAACACCTCATGGCTTATAATTGCTTCATGATGATTCTTAATCAAATACTTATTTTTCTCACCATTGTTGGTGTGTTTTTTGAATTGGAAGTCTGTATAGGTTTTTTGCAGTATAATATCACCCGTATATTTCTCATTCTTAAGAATCCCTCGAATAGTTGTAGACGTCCAACGTCCCCCTCTTTTCGTTGGAATATTCCTTTGATTAAGATCGTCTGCAATTTTCTGTGTACCTTTTCCTGATAATACTTCTGAAAAAATATATCTTATAACTTCAGCCTGTTCAGAATTGACTATCATCTGACCATCAATATTTTCGTAACCGTATGGTGGATATGAAATCTTAAAGGTTCCGTTTTGAAATCTTCTTTGAATTGCCCATTTCGCGTTTTCCGAAATAGAAACAGATTCGCTTTCTGCAAGCCCACTTAAAATTGACAGCATTAATTCGCTTTCCATTGACCCTGTATTAATGTTTTCCTTCTCAAAATAGATATGAACCCCAAGGTCAAGCAGTTTTCGAACCATCTCCAAGCAGTCTGCAGTGTTTCTAGCGAACCGGCTGACGGACTTTGTGATTATTAAGTCAATCATTCCAGCTTCGCAATCTGACAGCAATCTAAGCAAGTCAGAGCGATTTTCTTTTTTTGTACCGCTGATACCTTCGTCATAATATAAGCCTGCATAATCCCATTCTGGATTTGCCTTTATGTAGGTTTCATAATGGGTTTTTTGTGTATGCAAACTAACTAATTGATCATCACTGTCCGTCGAAACACGGCAGTAGGCGGCTACTCGTAGTTTTGGTTTGATAATTGATGCAACATTATTACCATCAATTCTTGTTATCTTTTTCAACGTCTCACCTCCTTTTGGTACGTGACATATTACCTCTGAACCCCTGTATTATCAAGCAATTCAGGGCATTAACTCGACTCCAAAAGGTGAGAAAGATTGACGGTTTCGACGGTCTATTTTTTCGAATTCCTCCTTTGTAATCAAGCCAACATCAAGCATCTTTTGAAGCAGCTTCAATGAGCGAAAATAATCATACTCATTCTGGAGTTTCTCCTCTGTTACCGGTTTCCATTTAGCATCAACAGGAGTAGTCGGAAGTACTGTAATTTGTTTCACTTGCATATGGCATTACCTCCTGCCGATATGCGAAAAAGCAGCATAATTCGAACCCCATAATAGAGCAAAAAATAAAGCCCACAACTTCGGAATGGTTACCGTAGCTGTGGGCGCATATTATGATTAATCTCAGCTATACCTTATGAAGCCATCAAAGCCTGCTGCTTTTAGTTCCTTTAGTAATGATTCAGCATTTGCCTTGGATGAGAATGCTCCTACCTGTACACGATAGTATTTCTTATTGCTATCTGCAGGTGTTTCCGGTTCTGCAGGTTTTTCAGCTAATCTAGCCTTTACTGCCGCACGGAAAGTATCCATGTTTTCACCATGACGTTGGAACCAGTGCATCACATCAGCATGGTTGGATGCAATGCCTTGCTTGTATCCTTCGCTGTGGCAGATAATGTCCTTCTCAGTCAGGCCATAGAGTTTACATAGATGCACGCATAACTCTACTGCTTCAGTAAATACCTTGCGAAAATAAGTCGCATCGGATAAATCATCTTCACAGATTTCAAAGCCGATATGGGTATTATTTGCACTTCCCCCGGCATGCCAGCCACGATGGTTCCATGGTAAGGTTTGATAGGTTGCAATTGAGCCGTCAGCCAGTTTGCCGATGAACGCATGAACACAAACCTGACGGCCATCGGGTTTATCCTGGTTCCAATGGTTGCCGTACTGGTTCTTACCCAGCAAACCGTCATCGGGTGCCACGTATCGTTTCAGCCAAGGATTGTTAGCCCCTGTTGAGTGAACCATTATGCCTTTCGGCGTTATTGTCCTGCCAGCTTTGTAACATGCATTGTTGGTAAGTATTTGCTTTCTCAGATTCATCATTATCACCTCAATAAAATCATGGTTACAGATCTGCCGGATACAGGTGATAGGTAATTTTCAAATCGCAGTATGCCGATGATGATGTGCCGTTGCTTCCTATGCGAATATATAGGCCATACCCTGCAGGAACGCGGGCCTGCCGCATTTCAATTTGAACGTGCTGGGCTTCAGCGCTGCTGTCTGCTCCTAAAGGCGTACTCCGGCATAATCTGGTGAAATTCTGTTCGTCGTTTGAAATATACAAGTCTAGTTCTTTCTCACTCGTATCCGATTGTCTGCAAAGGGTTATTAAATGGCAGTCATATCTCGTTGGTGAAAGAGTTCCACCTTGTCCTCCGATAGCTACACTCCCAATAGGCAGTATTGTGTGCAAAGGCCCTCTGACACTATTGGTACCTCCCGCACCTGAAACATTTCCGGACATAACGTATCTCACATGTGGAGCACGAGTAAAAGCGATAATACTCGATGTTGCGGATGACGTCAGCGTCAAGGGGGTTGTCACATTCTCAGCCTTTTCAAGTAAGAATAGGCTCTCACCTGGGGCAACAGTGATATCACCGACTGAAAACCTCTGACTCGTCCAATAAGCAGTACAAGCCGGATTCGGATTTGTTCCTGTCCCATAGGCGATGTTTTCATCATCTTGGACACCTCTTACGGCTTCAGCAAGTTTCTTAACGGTGTCACGCAAGTTGTCTTGTATAAGCACCTGGACATTGTATTCTGCCGGGCTATCCAAGGCTGTAACGAAGGTATATGTTATGGGGCCAAGTACAAAATTGTTGCCGGCTGCTATGTTTGAAAATGTTATGGCTGCCCTGCGACTTGCCATATCAGGGGCTGAGGCAGTTTCCACCGGGTGCCAATGATTGAGCAGAACCCCAGTTCTTTGATATAGTGATTGACGTGTTTCTCCAAGCAGATTGTAGGTATCGCCGATCTGGGATGCAGCACTTACCAAAAGACCGTGCGTGCTATTTATCACTGCATTGGAGGAAACTAAAAGATCATGGGTTGTATTCAGCAGCGCATAGTTACTATTTAACAGGTTGTATATGAGATTAAGCAGGCTGTTTATTTCATCAACATCGAGAGCAGCTAAAGCTGACAACACCTGATTTAGCCATTCCTGTGCGGGCGGCTCGGGCGGCTCGACTATGCCATCCGCAAGAGCATCTTCAACGATAGTGAGTATTCTCACACTTTTCCCGACTACATCGCCTTGTACGACCCTTATCTCAAGCCTTCCCACTCCTGCGAGCTCTGTATCAGCAGAGTTGGGAGACCATGTCAAAACACCGTCAGAATAGCTTGTAACAACGGGATATGCAATTCCATCCGGCCTTTTGTATATGGCATTTAGGGCCGCACTGGAATATTCATCACCGAGCAGACTAGAAACATCAAACTCAATTTTGCGGAAATGGTGCTCGCCTCGCCGCCCAATAAACACTGTTGCCGTTTTTGTTAAGTCTATCATTTTTGATCACCTGCCGATGGCGGCTCCTCATCACGTCCATGAAGCTGCTTAAGGATAGTCTTGAGCTTTTCCGGAATAGGCAGCCCTATATGTCCAGCGTTCTCCAGAATGGAAATTCCTTCGTTGCTTAAATAAAAGAAGATTACTGCCGTCCGAATAGCGCCACCATCTGGGTTTTCTAATACCTGAGTATCTAGAATTTGAGCCAACCCAACCATAGCGAAGATGAGTACCTTTTTTAAGATACCTTTTGCCCCAATTTCACTGGACAGCTTTTTATCTACAATTGCGCAGATCACCCCGGTCAGATAATCAATGGCCACAAAGGTAATGAGTGCATAAAGGAAACCGTCCAATCCGCCAAGAAACCAGCCGAGAAAACCTCCGATAACTGTAAGCGCTGTCTGAATCCATGCCCATATTGTTTTCATGGTCAATACCTCCAATCTAAATTTGTATATAGAAAAACACTCCCGCTTATGTAACAGGAGTGCTATAAAAAATATAAGATTACAGTGTCACAATCAGATCATGGAGTTGCTGCATCACATCCGCTTTTGGACGTCCCGTTCCAATGGGGAGCCATGTGACTGGTGGGACATCAAAAACAGATGAATCATCAAACCCATTGATCATAGCAATCACTGCTTCAATGGCCTTCCGAATCTCTGATATATG